CGCCTGAGCGGGTGGCGGAGCGCCCTGAGGGGCCTGCGAGGGGCTTACAGGGGCATTAATCGTCTGTACTTCCTTAATAATCCCGCTCCCGATCTCAAAACTCTCGATGCCTTGATATTGTTTGGCTACCACCGGCACCAGATAAGTCCGCCCTGCCACCATTGATCCGACCTTGTTCGGCCAGCACTTCAGCTTCTGGCCATCGGCAGTGTGGATGCTGGTAGGCCGCTCTTTTCCGTTCGCTGCCATACCACCCGGCACGATCTCGGCAATCGTGATCTGCATTTCTGTCATCTGTTTCTCCTCCAAATTAGCCAAGAAAAGGGTGGGGAACGCTGCGTTTGTCGGAACTCAGCGTCCCCCAAACAGCGTCGGGAGGCTAAAACCCCGCCGCTGCCGTTCATCAAAAGACCTCTGCCGCTGGCTTGTAGCGAGACAGCACCAAGGCTGCCTCGAAAGCGGCTAAGTCTTCTGGGTAATTGTTCGTAAAATTAATCGGGTCCACCTCGCCAGTCGCTCGGCTGAAGCGGACTAGGGTGCAGCCATCAATCTGGTCGCCTAAGTCTTCAAGCATCTTGCGGTAGGCAGATAGCTGGCCAACGTGTCCCGCCTTCAGTCCTGCGTCTTTTTTCGTGATGCCTTTCCAGTCCAAAACGTGGATTTTTCCGCTTTTTAATTTGGCAACCATGTCCACCGTTCCTGCGATCTTGTAACGCTCGGAGTAAATGCGGCGTTCGACGCTGATGACCTCGGCAATATTGGATTTGAACCAGTCTCCAACACTCTGCTGACACTTTGCCACCGCCAGATCGTCATCTAATGCTGGCGTCAGGCCGTGGGCTAAGTCCTCTATATATTTGTGAACCGAAGTTCCTGTCGCTCCAGCCTTCTTCGTGAAGTTGTCAGGGGCTTTGCAGATCGCCTTGGCCCACGCCAGCTTGGCATCAGCGTCATCAAATACGCTGGCTATCTCTTTGCTTGCGAGCAGCTCTTTCCTTATCAGAGCAGCGCTCCACGCCACTGGTATTGAGAACGAGACTGGATAAGCGCCAGCCACGCTAGAAACCGACCTGTCAACTTTCTCGTTGTTCCACTCGTAGCGATGGTTGCTGTCCTGATAAGTCAGGGTGCCGTCCGCAATTTTGTGAATCTCAATCATCGAACACGTCCTTCTCAAGCAGAAACCCAGCGCCGTCACAGATATGGCATGGAACGATCTGCATCGCAGGGTCATTAGCGTTGCGGTCAGCCAACGATCCTCGGCCATCGCATTCGCTGCAATCGGCTTCTTTGTAGGGCCAGTCGTCGCTCATTTGTCGCCCCCCAGCTTCCGCTCCAGCGCTTCGGCCCAAGCATCTAGCATTGCTTGAAGGCGCTCACGGAAATTGGTTGAAGCGCTTTCCAGTTCAAGGGCTGTGGCTGTCAAAGATTTATGAGTGAACTTGGTCAGCGAGTTCGGCATCAGCTTCTTTTCGCCGAGCATCATCTCGTTGTGATCCATGTCCATCTCAATGTAGTTCAGCTCTGCGATGATGTCGTCTAACTCGTCCGCCACGGCCTCAATCCTGCGGAAGCGATTGGCTGTCTCGCTGCGCTTATCCTTCAGCGCTGGGAACTTAATGATGTTTTCATACCAGTTTCTCATAGCGTCAGCGCCCAACCCACCACCACGACCGTCGCGATGATCAGGGCTAGGTGCAGCCCAAAATTCGCTGTGGCTTTCACGCTGCGCTGAAGCCTTGGGGCATCGCGCATCAGCAGCGCGACAAACATCAGCCTTTGGATTTTGTTCCCCCACTTGGGATCGTACTTCTTCATGATCTAGCCTCTCTTTGGCGTTGGCCGAGAAACAGGAGGCACCCAGCGATTGCAAATAGGATGTGGAAAGCAGGGCGATGCGTGATGGGATCTCCGATATGCGTGAAATAAATCATCCCCACGCAGCCGAAGCCAACCATGAACCCTGCAAGCAGTGATTGAATGCTCACCATGACTTCCCCCGATTTTGTGCTGACACAAAGCGCATCAGGGCGAAAGCATGAAGCCTCGCGGCAATCGGTAAAAGTGTCAGCGAAGTTGTAGAGAGCAGATATGCTCGCAAAGGGTTTTTTGTGTTCATGCTGCTTCTCCATCCGATTCCACAGCCATGCGCTGTGCCAAATCAATCAGATAACGCGCTTGGTCGTCATCTGGGGCCATCGCATAGGTCGCAGCCATACAAACCGTCAGCATGGCTGCTAGACCGCTCATCTCGTCCACTTTGGCTTTATCAAGCCGCTCAAGAGCGTCAAGCGCAACGTCGTAGGCTGCTTGGTAGTCTTTTTCGTTGAATGACATGGCTCAGCCTCTGCTTTCTGCAAAGGCGCTTACCGTGACGTGCCAAGGAGCCTTATTCAGCACAATCGCGTCAGGGTATTTCTCGGCAACGTGGGCTAGGATTGCCTCAGTGCGGTCTGTCCCGCGCTTTTTCTTAGACCATTGCCAGATATCAGCGCCATCCTTGACGAGGATGCTACGCGCTAATTTTGACTTGATAGATTTGTGGAAGTCTTGACGTTCGGCTTCTTCGTGACACCAGACTTCTATGTCTCTTGGGATAGGCTCCTTGATTTTTCCTCTTATCTCAGGGAAATCGTCAAAGATCAGCGGGGCCAGATTAGCCTTACACCAATCGTTGATCTGCTTGAGGGTCAGTGCAGAGCCTGATTTGACCTCATACTGCATGTCTGCGCCGCCCTGCCCGTCGTTCTCCACTTCAAAAGCGGCACGACCGTTGACATAGAGTGTGGCGGTGTAGGCTAGGGTTTCATGGGAAAGCCCTTGGTGGATGCGGACCTTCTTGAGTTCAAGGTTTAAGGTGTTCATGCTGCACCTCCTTTCCGCTTGGCCAGCCAAACGTCAAACTCAACACGCTCTTTTTTAATTTCTGAAGCGTGATATTGAACATCACGATGACTGAAAGTCTTGCGTTGACCCGAAGCAATTTTGCTCAGTTGCCTTGCGTTCCAGCTTTCAGTCCGCGACCACATAAAAGCAGGGCCTCTGGCGTATTTGTCGCCAAAAATAAACTCTGAATAATCAGGCAATGATTTGACTGCGCCGTTGGGGTTCCACGCATGGAACATGGCCGCATCTTTTTTTGTCATGCCGTCGTCGCTAATGGCGGTCTCGAAAACTTCGGTGGTGGGTTTTGCGCGTTTGGTCATTTGTTTAGCCTCTGGTTAGTTCCGACAAGAGGAGTATGGGCTAGGTGCAATGGCACCGCAAGACCTTTTATGGCTTTCTTTGCCAGAACCCACAGCCTAGAATGGCTGAAGTGGGGATATTTCCCGTAATCGGGTCGGAAACTCAGCGTTTCACGCCCAGCATTAGCATTGGAGATCTAACAGTGAATGATGAGTCAATTGAGCTTCTTGAGACGCTAGATCCGTTTCTGGTCCGCCACGGGCTGGCTGATAGCGCATTTGGGATAGCCGTGGCCAACAACAGCCACCTGGTCCGGCGTTTGAGACAGGGCGTCCCCCTGCGGCGGTCGAGCGTGCTTAGGATTAGGAAGTACATGCAGCGTCGGGATCTAGACCTATGAACCCTGCGAGCAGCGTATGACGTGGCGGCAGCTACCGGCTATCTGGCAGCTCAAGGACTTATTGCCGACCGACAAACTGGTTCTGCTCGCGCTTGCACAGCATGGGGATAGCGCTGGTCGCAATGCCTATCCAGCCCAAAGCACCCTTGCCGGTTATTGCAATGTCACTGCCCGAACCGTCCGGCGCTCGCTCCGAACCTTGATTGACAAGGGAATCATCACCCCATCAGGGAAGGGCCGCATCGGGACTATCAGATACACGATCAACTTAGAGATCAGCACCGCCACGCCCAAGCGCAGTAGGTCATCAGCGTCCGCAGGGCTAGGAAGTGAGCGTCCTATAATCCAATCAATGAATCCAGATAAGAAAGAAAGAGGGGTAATGATTGATCGGTTCTCCTCCAACGTAATCTTAGATTCTTTAGAAAGAACCAAGGACGTTCATTAGCAATACGCCACCCTTGCACCAGATCGCCAGCCCAGAACGGGAACAATCGGCCAAACCGGCGGCTAAAGAGTTTAAGATGGTGGGCGATAACCCTTTGATATCTTTAGCTTAACCCAGTTGAGAGGGGTGGGATTGTGGCGCTGGGCAGGCGGAGGGGAGGGACGCCCCCCGCCAAAAAGAGAACAAATCGAGAACAAAGCAAGAACAGAGCGGGAACGGTTCCAGTTCCGAACCCAAGCCCCAGGCCAAGCCAGGTCATGAGGCGGCGGCTGGGCATAGCTAGGCATAGGAGCGCGACACAGGCCGCTGGGCGCGTTGCTTTGATGGCTCTGGGACTGGTGGGCAAGGGCCTTGGCTGGGAGCAGGCAGCGATCCGCTGGGGGGAGGGGCCATCCAGGCCTGTCCGGGTTGGGCGATCGGGAACAGAAGGGGAACAAAACGAGAACAAAGGGGGAACAAAAGGGGGCCCTAGGCAGATTTTCATTTCTGGCAGATTTCTGCGGTTCCGGGGCCGGGGGGCCGTTGCGTTGGCCTAGCTGGCATAACCCACGTACAAAAACTCCTCTCATTTGAGCCTTTGCTCATGCCCCCCCCCTATTAAGGGGTCCAAAAAGGACACCAATATAACTAGACACCGCCCCCCGGGTTGTGGGTTTCCCTAAAATTGGGATATATAAAAAAGATGAGTTCCCAGGCCGACGTTGATGATGATCCTGAAGTGGCGCCCGGATCTTTGCGGGCCGGGGCTGGCAGGCCAGCGCATAAGCCTATCGATACGACCCGCAAGATGGTGACGAGCGCCGTGGGCATGGGGCTGGACCAGATCTCGATTAGCGCCTTGCTGGATATAACGCCGAAGACGTTGCGTAAGTTTTACCGGCACGAGCTTGATACGGGTGCCGCGAAGGCGAACCTGAGTGTGGCCCGGAGCCTGTACGAGCGAGCCAGCGGGGGCAAGGATACGATAGCTAGCATATTTTGGCTAAAGGCTAGGGCTGGCTGGGTCGATACGGTGAAGAATATCCACGAGGGCTTGCCAGAGCGGATTACTGTCAGCTTTGCCCTAGAGCCTCCTAAGGTGGAACATGAAGTAATTGATGTAACCCCAGGAAAACAAAAAGATAATGCAGACTAGATCCGTCGCTATTGGCAAGGTTATTCCCTATGCGCGGAACCCCAGGCGCAATGATGCGGCCATATCTAAGGTTGCGGCCTCTTTGCAGGAGTTTGGCTGGCAACAGCCCATAGTTGTCGATGCCGATATGGTGGTGGTCGCCGGTCACACGCGGTTAGAGGCGGCGCGGAGCTTGGGGATGACGGAGGTTCCAGTCCACGTTGCTGCGGGGCTGACCCCCGAACAGGTCAAAGCCTACCGGATTGCGGACAACCGGGTGGGCCAAGAAGCTGAGTGGGACGAAGAATTGCTGCGGTTGGAGCTAGGCGAGCTAGAAAGCCTAGAGTTCCCGCTAGACCTGACTGGGTTTGATGCTGACGAGCTTGGCGTTTTTATGGCCGACCCTATTGAGGAAGGCAAAACCGACCCTGATGAAGTTCCAGAACTGCCTGACGATCCCGTGACAAAGCCGGGTGATGTTTGGCTGATGGGTCCGCATAGGTTGGTTTGCGGTGACAGCACCAGCATTGATGCGGTGGAGAAGCTGATGGGTGACAGTTTGGCCTCGGCCTTGGTAACAGACCCGCCATATTTGGTCACACCAACATCCAAAACCCATTATGAAAAACCAGGAATGATCAAAGGCGGATGGATGGGAAAAGATTACCCCGTAAATCATGGAGCAATGTTTGAAGTCCCGGAGTTTGATGATTGGATGCCTCTATCCTTCGCTGTGTGCGATACGGATGCCGATTGCTATATTATGAGTAATGACCGGAATTTAAGCGATATTATTGGAAGTGCGGAAAAATGCGGATGGCGTTACCATAATATTTTAGCATGGGTGAAGCCGAATGGAATCCCCAACAGGTGGTACTTCAAAGACCTGGAATTTACGTTCTACGGTTTCAAGGGTCATGCCCAAACAATCAACAACCCAAGTTCGACCCAATCGTTTAGGTGTGGGCACGCCAAAGAAAAGGAACATATGAGCCAGAAGCCCGTTGATCTATTTGTCCATTATATAGAAAATAGCACAAAGGCGGGTGGTTTGGTTTACGAACCATTTGGCGGTTCAGGTACGACCATCATTGCTAGTGAAAAAACAGGTCGCACTTGTAACGCGATGGAACTCGACCCCAAATACTGCGACGTGATCGTAAAGCGCTGGGAGGACTTCACAGGCAATAAGGCAGCCCTTGCTAATTCAAGGGAGGCCGCATGAATGAACGGCCGAGACTCTACGCAAATATGAACCGGCTTGATTTGTGCAGATAGAAATACCCTACGCCCCACGCCCCCAGCAGCTCGACCTGCACAAAGATGAGTCTCGGTTCAAGATTTGCGTGTCCCATAGACGCTGGGGAAAGAGCGTTTATGCGGTGACAGAGCTGCTGCGTAAGGCGCTGGAGATACAAACCGAGCGCAGGGATGGCCGGTTTATGTACCTGGCCCCGTATTATCGGCAGGCCAAACAAGTCGCCTGGGATTACCTTTGCTACTACGCCAAGGATTTACCCGGCACCAAGATTAACCAGTCAGAGCTACGGGTTGATTTGATTAACGGTAGCCGTATTAGGCTGGCTGGGGCCGGAGATGACCCTGATGCGCTGCGCGGGATTTTCTTAGATGGCGTTGTGCTGGACGAATATGCCGATATGTCGCCCAGGGTCTGGAGCGAGGTCATCAGGCCCGCTTTGGTAGATAGGAAGGGCTGGGCCATATTTATTGGGACGCCAAAGGGGAGAAACCACTTTTGGCGGTTGTATGAGGATACCGC